AATAGCAGCTTCAGAAGTCTTTCCCATCACTCTTGCTCTTTGTTCCATAGCAATTGCTGCTTGAATTTTGTGAGCATGAGATCTTCCAGAGTTTCTTATTTTTGAAACACTTTCTTTTGCAGTTGCAACATCCTTAAATCCCAATCCGTGAATTGTTCCTTTTGGATCTTCGTCTGTGTAAAGATCAGAGTGTTTATCAGACTTATCTGGTTGTCCTGGTTTTTTTGGAATGCGAGGATCGTTCATTTCACTGAAAGGTGACTTTGATTTTGTTTCTTCGCCCTTTGCTCTTTTTTTACGAGCAGCACAGTGAGCTTTCTGAGAAAATCCACTAGGATTATCACAACTTATTGATCTTTTATATTTGTTAGACCAACTCATTGAAAAAAGATATTACTCTTTACTATTTAGAAATCCTTGTTTCAGTAGTTTTGATAATTCTGCTGTTGATCCAACGAATAAAGAATTATTAGTGACATTTGTAGTTGATTTTGTGGACTCTTCTTCTACGTCTTTCAGTTTCTTTTGCAGATCCATTAATTTGTCAGTCGTATCTGCAACACTTTTAATTAATTGCCCAGCAACTTCATATGCTCTTGGACTTCCACCTTCTCCAGCAAGTTCTAAAATACCATTAATCGCTTCTTGACCTTTCTCAATCAGTGAATAAAGATTTGCTCTTGTATAATCATAATCTTTTTTTATATCACCTTTATCATCACTTACAATTTCTATTGCAGTACTATCAGAATCAACATCAATGATGTCACTACTTTCTGTGGAAAGAATTTTATCTAATTTATCGAAAGAATTTGACATAATTTATCAGATATCAACTTGGCGAACTGGACTATAAGTTCTAGAATCTGTGAAGTAGTCGAAGTTTTCTGAGAATCCAAAATCATCATCTGGATCTATTCTTGCATCATCTGCCGCAGTTAGAACATCAATAGTACTGTTATCTACGTGCTCAGCAGCAATTGTTCCATCATATGCTCTTTGTACTGTAAGTATATTTCCAGAGATATTGTTAATCAACATAATTTCATTATCAATAACAATTCTATTATTAACTAAGAGAGATGAAGCATCATTAACTTGTAAAGTTATAACTGCTTTATTAATTGGTTCTGTTATGAATGTTGTAGCATCAGAATCATAATCTTTTAGTGCTTTTGCAGTCACTGTATATCTCATTTCTCTCTTAGCAGTTGTTCTATCAAGAGAACTATACTGGTCAACCTGAACCTTCTTGATAAGGCCATCGGTTGTTTCAGCAATAGGACCAAAGAGGTAAGTTTTTGCTGTAAACTGAAGAGTGTAAATTAGCGATCTTCGAGTTGAGAAATCCCCCTCATAATCATCTTGGAAATTTATTGACTCTAAGACTACGGGAATATCTCTTTTTTCTCCAATTGAGTCAATGAGATCAATTGTGATTGTAAATGCTGGTTGGAAAAATGGTAATATTTGTTCTACTATTTGCAATGCATCATCATTTAGTTTGGTTAGAATATTAAGTTCGAATCCAATATTATATGGAACTGGCAAGTAAACTTTCTTAAGATTAGTTCCATCCGTTACTTTAAATGTTTGAGTTACTCCTGCCTTTCTTGTTACATCATATTGCAAAGAATTCATCTCAAATGACATTCTTGGCAAACTAATTTGAGTTGGTTTATTTAACTCTGGTTGCTGTTCGATTCTTGCTAAAAACTTTTGTCTTGGTCCATATGCCAGTGGAACTCGCATATCACTAACTGTTAATCCATCATCATCTTTATGTTTGATATGAATCTGATTAAAGATAGTACCAAAAGATACAACAGTTTTTCTAATGATCTGATGATAAAAATAAGTTCCTAACATTAGTAATTACCAAATGGATTCGATTCTGAGAAATCTATAAGTTGATCTGCTATTGCTTCTATCTCATCATTTTGTGCATATGGATCGTAAATATCCATTTGATCATATGAGGACAGTGAGAAAATTGCTGAGGAAGCAGCACCAACTATGTCCTCACCTTCATAGAAGGTTCCACTATTTATTCCAACTTTAAGAGTATTGGTATCAGTATCCCAAGACTTAACTCTTGCTGTAGTTCTAGATTGTTCTCCAACAATTAATTCATTAAATTGATATGTACCTATTCCAGTAATTCTTGGTGGATTTGCAATAGTAACCGTTACATTGCCAGAAATATATCCATTGCCTGGATCAATAATTCTTACACCTGTAACTTGATCTGCATTATTAACAACTGCCACAGCTCTTGCTGTCGATAAACCAATCTTATCAGCAAAACTACTTCCAATGCTTATTGTTGGTGCTTCCGTATATCCAAGACCAGCATTCGTAATTACAATCGAAGTGATTGTTCCTGCAGAACCAACAACAGCATATCCTGTTGCCGTTATAAATCCAGAAGGTTGTGGATTGGGTGTTGAGAATGTAATAACTGGATTTTTATTTGGATCATAAAAAGTTCCACCATTAGCGATACTTATTGCATTAACGACACCTAAAGTAGAAATACCTGCAGTTGCCACTCCAGAAATACCAGTTGGATTTGATATTGTGACTATAGGTGGTGTTGGATATCCAGATCCTTGTGCTCCTATAGTTAACTGTGTTACTCCAAAATATCCATTTTCTATACTACAAGTAGCAGCTGCTCCAGTACCATTACCACCACTGATTGATATGGTTGGAGCTACCGTATATCCACTACCCGCGTTTGTTAATAAAATTTCAGAAATAGAATAAATTCCATTTCTACTTGTTGTGATTGCAACAGCTGTCGCTTGTGTTCCTCCGAGCGGAGATGAAAATGCAATAGTTGGTGTTGATGTATAATCATATCCATCATCATTTAAAAATATTTGTCTAACATATCCAGTGTTAACAGTAGGGTTAGCAGTTGCAGTTATACCTAATCCAGATAGAATTAGAGTTGTTATATAACCATCATCCTCAACCGTGCGATCAATTTCATCAATTGAAGTATCGAGGACTTCATCTTCATACTCGAATAGTTCACATTTTAATTCATAAACGTAATTCTTACCTAACTGATAGAAAGGACTTTCATGCTCAACAAATTTAACTTCGAATAGTCTCCCACCCAATGGAAAATAAATTAAGTCTCCTTCTTTTGGACGAGCACTGAGCAAAATCTCATCTTCTGGGAGACCTGCCGTAAATGGTGCTATAAAGTCTTCAAATCTTTCTCTAGAAATGACTAATGTAACCTCGTCTCTTAGAGACATTCCGAACTTAGTTAAAATATCTCCAGAACCAGCATATCCCTCATAGTTTTGTACATATGCTTCCAATAAAAAATTATCATCAAAAGTTGATGAACTAATTTCCTTTAAATCCTCATACCCGTAAAGTTTTCCTCTACCAACTACTTTTCTTGGAATATAAGTAACTTCGACGCCATATATTTTGAGTTGCTCATTGATCAACTCTTGTACAAGTCTTTGCTCGCTGAAAGATCCCTGAAGAAAAAATGGATTAAGTGCCATTATCCAATAAAATCGTAAGGAGGTAATTCGTACTCTAATGCCATTCTCGACTTGAGATCATCAAGTTCTTTTTCAGCATCATCATACAGTTGTCTACCATTCAGTTCGATACCACCAGGTAGTTTCACACCATTAAACTTAATGAGATTTTGCCCCCACTGTCTTTTAATAAGTGCAGTTAAATATTTTTTTAAAAATGAATCATTGAAAATTTGAGAAAAAGATGTTGGATCTAATGCTCTGTAGCAATCTAAAATAATCCAACTATCTTTAGACTCTGAACTCCAATCAATATCAAGATAAAGGCGATCTTGTCTCTTATTAAATCTAATTTGCTTATCTGTTGTAAGTAAAAAGTCAATATTTTCCAAATATGTCTTAGTCATTGCATATTGCAATAACTCAACTGAGTTAAGGTAATAAATATCGTTTAAAAATAATTGGTATTTAATACTGAACATTCCACCAGAAATAGAACTAGTATCGAATTTAAATACTTTTTCTATTCCTATTACTGAATCAGGAACTTGAATATAATTAGAAGTTTCATAAAAATTAAATGATGTTGTTCCATATCCAGGAATAGTAGAACTCGCAGTTGTTGTTACAATACCAATACCATATGTATTTTTTGCTCTCCCTCTGTTAAGATCATCTTGAGTAATTTTATACTTTAAGTACATTCTTTCGACGCCATCAAAATGACGTTCTTGGAAGTACTGAATAGCATCATCAACTAAATCATCAATTTGATCGTCATCGACATTGATTTCTAAAACAGGCGCACCAAGTTTTCTTAGGCAATAATCAATCAATTCCTGTCTTGTACTTGGTTTTGCCATATTTCACTCCTATTCGACGTAATCTTTTGTTTCTATTTTTGGTGTCTTTTTAGAGGGAGATGCTTCAGTGCTTATATCAAGTTGTCTTTGCAATTCTAAATTTGCCATTAATAATTTATTTTTTTCCTCAGTAAAATCTTTAATTAAAGATTTAAGTTTTGCCTCTAATAAAATATTTTGTGATGTTAAAGAAATTATTTTTTCATTGTAAACAGAAGCTAAAATGTTCACATCAATTTCACTATTCATTTTTAGAACGTACCTCCGTCAATAGCATCAGTCCAAACAGGAACATTACTTGCATTAGTCGTTAGCACGAAGTTAGAAGTGGATGCATATCCAGTTTCTGGTGAGTTAGTGCTAATGATTTTTCCAAGAGAATCAAAATATAATGATCCTCTAGTATGTATACCAGATACGGCCCAATCAAGATAGATTGCACCAACATCTAAAGTACCTTTTACACCACTGATAACTTCATTAGTATTAACTGCATCTGGAACAAAAGTCCAATATCCAGTGCTATCATCATAACCAAAGAATCCTAGTTTATTATTGGCAGATCCAATTCCAGTATTCCAGTTAAATGAAATACCACGATCAGTATTGGTATCATAACCAGTTGTAATAACTAACTGAGTTGTTGTTGAGATTCCACCTGCTTGTACAGTATCATTAATTGTAATAATTTTGGCTCCAGTATCAATTGCGGTAATTGTTGTAATACCAGACGGCGAAAGTTTTACAGATCCAGAAACAACATCATTGATATTGATACCAACAACAGAATCTAAACGAATTGTGCTAACACCTGCCAGAGCATTTGACATAACAACTCTTTCAGTTGTTACATCACCAAGTCTGAGAATCGCATCATTAACTGTTGTTGATGATGAGTTTACAGTTACGGTTGTACCATCAACTTGTAGATCACCCTTGATGATAACAGTACCTTCATTACTCTTACCATCGGGATATGGGTCAATGAACAGTTGATTACCTGCACCTGGTTTTGTAGAAATAACATTAGAACTAATTCCAATATTATCAATTACAGCTCCACCTTCATTAAAGAATAAACCAGTTTGATTAATTCTTCCCGTAAAAGACGTAATACCAATTAGATTCAGCGAACTTAAAACATTTAAGTTCTGAGTTGTAGTCGTTTGGGCACTTAAGAGGTTGTTAACAAAGAAATTACCAGGACCACCTGCTCCAGCAACTACTGTTCCAATACCAGTTGTAGTTGTAATTCCGTTTACACCAACTGAGAAAACATCTTCACTATTTGCTCTTAAAAGTAACAGACTCGATCCTGCAGCAGAATCAAGATTAATTGCATTAAATGTGATGCCTGTAAATGCAACTCCAGGATTATTCCAAGTTGCTCCAGATTCTAACGTAGGTTCATTACCAGTTAATGTTCCCTGGTTAATTGTGGTTGAACCATTAATTGTGTCAACAACAAAACGATCAATTACACCATCATTAATTCTATACTGTTGCGATGCACCGCCAGTAAAGATAAAGTCACCCGTTCCATTTGGAGAAACAATAATATCTCCATTTACATTTTCACTGGAAAATACGTTACCATCTAAACGAAGATTATCTACGTTCCATTGATCAACTTTTCTATTATTATCCATGATGGCAACAATGCCACCATCTGAATTTCTTGTATTAGTCACTCCCTGGACAGTTCCAGGTTGGTGATCCATCATAGAGGTATAATAACGTCCACCAATTGATAGAACGTTGGATCCATCATCTCCGATGAAAACCCTGTCTTTGTACTGGTTTAATCCACCGTAACTACCAATACCAGTGACATAGGCCATTTCACCCCATTGTAGGGATCCTGGTATATTAGTACCACTAGATCTTTTGACCCTTATGATACTTGCCATCAGAAATTACCTCCGTTGATTTCTAAATTCTGTGTGTTTCCTGGTGTTAATTCCAAGGTTCCTTCCCATTTACCTGTTATTTCGTTATAAACAAGGAGCATTCCATTTTGTGCGTTGGTAACATTAACATCACTCAAATTTCCTAAAGTACCACCAACTTCACCAGCAAGTGATGAAACAACTTTAATAGCAGATTGTTGTCCAACTCTAACTCTGATGTCTGCCATTAGCGAGTAACTCCTTCTCTAACTAGAGCCATGCCTTCTATAACACGTGTTTTAGGTCCAGCACCATTACCATCAATAATAATGACGTCATAAACATATCTTCCTGGTTTTAAAGATGATGTAATCGTCGATCCCAAAGAAATTCTTATATTTCCTGCTATTGCATCAGTTACCTGAGCCGCAAATACAGTTGCAGAGCTGCTACCGTGATGTTTTCTCATAAGAGCACTCACAGTATAAGATGTCAGGTTCAAGTCAGAACTGGAAGTGTTATTTTCCAGTGAAAAGACTTGTGAAAAGTCTGTGCCAGCATTAATAACCAGATTACTAGTATATACTGCTGCCATTTAACAAAATCAAAATTCTATAGTTATTTATATCAACCTACTTCCTATCATTTAATATTTGTTGTAGCATAGATTTTATTTCTTCAATTTCCGATTTTATACTTTGGACTTCATCACGTTCTTTTCTTTTTAAACTTCTTTTTTTAACATACTCTTGATAACCAGAGCAATCTAAATTCATGATTGCTCCAGTTTCTTCATCTCTATACAAATTACTATGTCCCTCTACTTTAATCATATTAAGCTAGTGCAATTGATCTAAGGTCTTTAAATTCTGGGGGATTTGCCTCATCAGTCCCACTCATAACCATTTTAATTTGATATCCAGTAAATGGATTTAAATTGTCAACTGAGAATTGATATTCTAAAAATTCACCTGTTCTACTTGCTCTAACTTCAGCATCTGGTTTACCAGTTCTAAGAGAATCATCTACAACTACATCTCCAAATCCATCTCCATCAGTATCAACTAGATTATCATATCCTGGGAATAACTCAAAAATTGGCTCAACACCACTGGAATCTGGTCTAAACAAACGATATAAAACCCTAAAATCAGATGAAGAAGGTCTATTTGCGGCAATAATAACTTTTAAAGAAGTTGCTGGTTGAGCAATATTTATTTGTTTAGATAGATAGACTGCAGCATGTGGGTCATTGTTAACTTCATTAACCCTTCCATCTGTAACATAATCACTAATTGGGTTGTTTAATAGACTTCTACGAAGATTAACATTTGTTGTATTTAAATCTATAACAGGAGATAAGTTAGGATCTTCAGTTTGTAATCTGACTCCAATCGTTAATGATCTATTCTTTGGAAGATCTGTAAGATATGTGGATTCATTGATTCTAGAAGCAACTAATCTTGTTGTTGATAGGAAATTAACTTGATTCAACTGAACGGACTCATACCCCTGATCAATGAAAGAAACTTCATTTCCACCAGCACTAGTTGCGCTTACAGTTCTTATTTGTGAAGATATTGATGTCCTTTCTCCTGGAGCAATCGCAGTAATTTGTGGTGTAATTCCAGAATACTGGAAGTTACGTGATGCTTCACCAAAGTCTCCACCACCCTGGAACTCACTATTAAAGTTCAGTTGAGAATCTCCAGAAGCACGTGCTGTAGGTCTCTCAATTTGTATGTAGTATCTATTTAAATCGTTCCTGGCTTGTAAAGATGAATTTGTTGGGAAAGTATGCGTTTTATTAATTCTTGTCAGTGAAACTCCACCAAATTCATATTTGTATAATAAATCTCCCGCTGCATGGGTAAGAACAGAACTTCCATCCACACCTCTAGAAGTAATTCCCAAAGTTCCAGAACCTATAGTTTCATAGAACATCACTTCAGAACCTACTTTTATATATCCTCTGCTGGTTGTAATTCCCTCAAAATTATTAAATCCAGACGTGCTTGCTATAGAAATAGTATTATCTGAAAGTCCAAAATCACTTGCCAGTATAGTTGGAATTGTATCTGGTTCGATATTATTCAGTTGGACCACATTATTTAAAGAGTGCATTGAGTGTCCATAAGAAGTAACCTCAACAACTGTCCCATCATAAATATCGCTTAATAATGAGGAACTCAATATAGTAGTAAGAGCCAAGGATACTGAAGAAGAACCAGAATAATAAACGAGTGGTTGAGCGGAAGTAAATGTTTCGCCCTGAACATTTGTTAAGTATAATGTATCAATTCCATTAATAGCAGTTACTGTAATACGAGCGTTTCTACCTTTTCCAACCGAACTTGTTGTAATTCCTAGAACATCACCAACTGCATATCCATTACCAGCTGCATTTACAGTAATTCCTGTAAGAACATTTCCAGTAAATGTTAAATTAGCTGTTGCTCCAGTTCCAGAACTTGCAATATTGTATAAAGGAACTGCAGTGTACGAAGCACTTGATGTATAACCTATTCCAGCATTTGTTATATTAACTGTACTAATTTTACTTCCTATTTTTTCAATAAATCCAAAAGGACCAGGTTGAGTGCCTTCACTAACTTTAGTGCCAGGAATTAAAACTGTTCCTAATACCGTTGTGGTATCAATACCAACTTTTAATTTTCTTGGGTTAATTTTTAATGGATTTGGTAGTAATGAAGGTGTGTTATTGTCATCAATTCCAAGACTTGGATTATAGAAATAAGCAGTTCCATCTGTTGATGTGAAGTTTGCCTTGTAAAGTTTAAACTTCATATCCTCAAACTGACTTGCAGTCCAAATAGAACCATTCTGAGATTTAAATAACGATCCGCCAGTGTATTGCTTAGTTACAATAACACTTTCAGCATCTGGTAAAAACTGAGAGTTTACAGTTTTTTCGCCCATTCTTGCCACCCAAAGTTCATAATTATTTGTTGATGGTGCAAGAACAACAACTGCATATTCTCTTCTTGGTTCTAAGAAAATTGGAGATGGGAACGTAACTCTTGTTGGTATAGATGCATTAGTTGATATTGCAATTTGACTTGGTTCCAAAGCTTGACCCGCAAAATCTGCCATTGGAACATTTCTTGGTGTTCCAAGTTCAACTTCACGAACTTCAACAAAACATCTCTCATCTTCATCTTTACTTGCAAAGAATAGATCTACAGAAGTTAAGAAAGCTCCAGTTTCATCAACTGTAAATGATTGAGCCAATGGATCCTTTCCTTTTCCTCTTCGTGGAGGAGGTCTTCTTACAATAACTCTATCTTGACGATATGTATCAACAATACCAGTTGATGAATAAACTGTCGAAGCATTGCTGATTAGCAAACTTCCAGGTAGTGGTTGAGCATTTGTTGAACTAGTAGTTACTTGGAAACTCTTAACACCCGTTCCAATACGAATATTTGGTGGTGGACTAGTCAATGGATCTCTTAAGAAGAAGCATCCAAGTAAATCGCCAAAATTATCAGTTTTTAAACGAACTTTATTAACTGTAGCAATTGCATTTGATGTTCTTCCATATAGAACACATCCAACTTCAACTCTTCCAAAATATTGTCCAAGAGCCTCTCTTGACATTGCATTTGTATCAACTGTTATAGTAACGGAAGATGCCGAGTAATTTCTTGGCATTTTCTGTGCGAAATTATATGGATTAACTGCATATTCTCTTGAAGGATTATCATATGCACCATCTTTGTGTACGGGAGACGCTGCTCTAAATCTAATAATTCTCTCACTTCCGATGTATCCTTCTACAGTTTCACCAATCTGGAATACACCAGAATTCATTGTGATTTCTAAAACCTTAGGAATAATATCAATTCCACTTACACCATCTAAGAAAGTATAATAAGTATCACCAGGTCTTAAACCACCAGCAACAAACTCTACATTTCTAGATCTCATCCACTCTTCTGGTCTAGAGTCGATCAGAATATTCTCAATATACTCATAGTCACTTCCACCAGTAATTTGCCTCGTTCCTCCAGGAACATATACATTTCTTACCCAAGTATCTGCATTTGGTCTAAGAATAACTGAACCAAAAAATGCAACCATATTAAATGGGTTTACATTTTCAACTCTTGATGCTAAAGGTTGCTCAATCCATTCCTTTTCTTCATAATTGAGAGTTAGTAACTCTCCAGTTTTTCTAATATTTGGATCTAAAAGTGGTAAATCTGTACTAAAATCCGCAGTATTATCATTAATCGATGGGTCTAGAGCTAAAAGTGGTTGGAATGAATAAAAATCAGTTTGTGTAATTAATTTACTTTCATTGACATTAATGTCAGCTCTGGTTCCCGCTCCAAGGAGTCTATTGTCTTTAAAATCATCAACAAAAAATCCACTCTTAAATCTTGTTAATCCATCAGCATCCTGAACCTGTAAAGTCTTGGTATCAAGTTCTAGTAAAGACAATGATGTGACTATTTCTAGATTTTCAATTCTATCTTCTAATTTACCAATATCTCTCATTGTATATCTTCTATTATCTACAAGAGTAATCTTTGCCTCTCTTCTTGGGTAATAAAGATATGCTGGTAAACTGATAGTTGCTATTTCCATAGCAAGTTCAGTATTTGCAGGTGGTTTTGGATTATCAGAAGGTGTTCCTATCAGATATGAAAATTTACCTTCTTTATTCAGTACAATCTTATCAATTCTAGGTAGATAATAAGAATATCCAATAAGTGAACTTTCGTTAGGTGTAGCAACTAATGTAGTGTTAGAAGGAACAGAACCAAAAGAACGTGTACTATAATCAAAAGGTGATGATGTATAGGCATCAAAATAAGACACTCTAGGTCTAATATCTAAAACATCTGATAATCTAGTGCCATTTGGTAATGTTGGTATATCTTCTGCATATCTCTCCTGATCATACGAATTAACAGTATAAAGATCTCCCCTATCATTACTTGGGACATCATATCTGTTGAAGATAATTAACAATCTTTTTGTTGGTGCTGGTTGCCCCAATTTTCTAACAATTCGAGAATAATCATAATATTGCTCTTTTTGTCCCTTATCAAGATTATATCTATCAATAATGTTTAGATATTGCCCAGAAGTTATTCCCTGAATAGTTGATGTAATATTAGATTCTGCAAAAGTTACTTCTTCACCGAGAATAAACTTTGATTTATTTAAATAAACAAATTCTACATCAACTGAGGAAGATCTAGTAACTAATTGTGCAACGGCATTGCTAGTTTTTCCAATTATTTTTTCACCAACAACTGATGCTGTGTCTAGATTTAAACCAGAAACAAAAGTTAATTTGTCTAAGACTGGAACACTCTTGTCTAAAGACTCATATATTGCTATGACTCCTGCAACATCAGGATAATTTAGACTAATCTCTCTGTCTTCGACTCTAGATCCATAGTAAAAACTTGTTGATAATCCAGTGATGTCTGTGGAGGCTGCTGAAACAGTTCTTGTAACACCTAATTTTTCACTCCTTACAAAAAGTTTTTGCTTATTCTTAATACTTATCTTTCTTATTGTTGTGTTTAGAGTTATATTATTGGATTGATTAACCTTTAAACCATCCAATCTTACAATAGTACTATTTGATAGTAGTTGGAATTGATCTGGGCTCAAATCCTCAATTGTTCCATCTGCATAATGAAGAGAGTATCTATCAGCATCAAATGATTCAAAAAATGCACTTGTAATTCCTGAAGTCGCAACATTAACGATTAATGTTCCTCCAGCGTCTGAACTTAATTGACGAAACTGATGTGTTACTAAAAGATTTGACTGTGCTAAATCAACTCTTGAAATATTTGTAGAATTGATTGGGGCAGTTAATGATATATCTTCTTTTTGTCTTAGAAGTGGAGTAACGATTGAGAACGGACCTGCATAACTAGTCGAAACTCCAAGTGGAGTTGATGGTAAAGATCCTATCGAGATCCCATTAACATCACTACTGATGCCAACTAATTTTAACGTTTTTCCATCAGATGAAACGAAATCAACTCTATTAAAAGTAGCTGTGGTAAATCCAATTTGTTGATATCTGATAAGAGTATCTGATCTTATTCCTAAGAAACTTCTACCAGCACAAGTTGCAACACCCGCTGGTGAAATAAAGAGATTATCTACAATGCTAAATCCTGGAGCAATTTTTGGTTGAAGTACAACATCCGCATTAAAAATTGTTTTCAGTTCAGCAGTTATAGAACTACTTGCTTGAAAAACAGACTTAATATCATCAACATTATAATTTTTAACTCTTTTGATTGATCGTGTAAATTCTAGAGTTTCATTTATATAAAGTTGCTCACCTGCGATAAAATTACCAGAAACTTGTGATAGAGTTAAAGAAGTTCCAGAAGGACTCGTTACCACATATCCAGTGGCACCACTACTTTGACCTCTTATAAAGGATGATGCTGGACACTGAGCAGCAACAAGAGTTGTGTTGATCTCTAAAGTAGTATAGGTTTGAATATCAAAAAGGTACAAATCCCACTGTGTTGCTGGATTTGCATATGTTGCTTCTGACAATCCAAATGAATATACTCGTGCCTTTCCAATTTCTGTTCCCGCCACAGATGTGAGGTTGGTAATCCTTCTATCTCTCAATGATACAGTATTATCTGTCTGATTAATTCCTACAAAAGGAGTTCCAAAAACATTATTAACTCTTAATAGAGATCCAAGTTCAAATGGAACTAAAGAAGTATCAACAGTTTTTGTGTCTCTTGGTTTATCAACATCAATTATTGTTGTGGTTTGTGTTTCTACATCAAATCCACGAACATATGCTTTACCCGCAGAGACTTTAACCGCTAAAAGTTCTTCAGATGGTGTATTTCCTTCATCTGTTTTTTGAGTATCTAAAAATATACCATCACTGGAGATTAAATCATTAAGAGAATTTGCAACCTCTACGTTAAATTTATCTACAGCATAATCACCCGATTCTTCGTAAGTTCTTTTTGCAAAATAATCTCTTATTAAATTATATTGTGTTCTATCTGATAATTTTTTAATTACACCATTATCTAATCTAATTAATTCTACAAAATTTTTATCATCATAATCTGTTAATGATTTTTTAGATAGAACTGTGCTTATTTTAAGTCTATCAGATCCAGGAGCTGCATAGTTAGAAAATCCTTTTGCATTATCATATAACTCTTCATCATCACCTGCAGTGATTATTTCCTCTAATATTGTTAGACCAACTCTATATGATGGTGTATTATCATATGCATCTAAAATAATTTGAGATGCCTGAACATCTACAAAAGTTCCTCTAATAAAATAAACACCCTGAGATAAATTAACTCTTGTTCCAATAGCGGAAGAACCGATCGGAAAAACAGTCGCTACAGAAGATCCAGAGTTTATAACGTTTCCACCAAATTGTACGTTAGATAGTGCAATTAGAAGTTCACCATCTTCAAATGTGGAAAAGACTGCTGCTGATCCTACACTTCTATATTTTATAAAAAGTGTAGGAACTTCTACATCTAAAGTTGGAGGTAAAACATAATTATCTACAATTGCGGTCATTCCTGAATTTTGACCTTGTAGAGTAACTCCAATTAAGGAATCCAAATATAATGAGACGTCTATTCCAAGATGATCTGGGTTTATTTTAATAGAGTAATATGCATCATCATAAGTGATTCCACCAGGAATCACCATTGATCCTTCTTTAAAGATATGACTACCAAAAGATTCTATCTGATTTTGGAGAATACTTTGAAGTGTTGTTAATTCTCTCGCTTGGACAGGAAATCCAGGCTTAAACAAAACCCTATAAAAGTTATTATTTTTATCAAAATCATCATAATATGGATTGATATTGAGATTAGTCTTTTGTGGCATTTTTAAAATTCCAGAATAATTTTGACGTCTTCTTTTTGTCTAGGGTTTCTAGAAATCAGTGGGCGATTGTCTATATAAAGAATTTCACCAGATGCTTTATTTATTTCAGGTGAAGCAAGTCCATTTGTAAACTGCACACCCAAGTTTACAACTTTTGTTCCTGTTGGATTAGTAGTTATTCCACTAAATCCCAAATCTATTGATCCAGAAAATCCACCAGGGGAGGTGACTATTGTTGCTGAAGCTTCGAAATTTAAAACTTTACCAGAAGTCGAAACTCCAATATAATCAGTTTGATCTAATGATCCATCATTAAAATATAGTGTCCTGTCTCTAGTGTATTTTACAACTTTTGTTTCTAGATCATATGATGCAACATATCCTAGAGCAACTCCACCAGTAACAGGTTGTCTTAAAACATCTCCAATATTAAGAGATCCAGCTGTTGTAGAGAATTTAATTCCATAGGTCGAAGAAAACTGATTCTCTGCAAAAACATTTGTAGATCCTATTGATGTTGGATTTTTAACAATTCCTATCTGAGAAAATTTTGTATCAGTAGGAAAATCTTTTGTGGAATCATCAAATCTGGAATACACTAAGATTTTATCAGTTCCTAATTCTTTGTACAAATCATATCCATGTCCCTTTGATGGTGGGATAATAGGAATTAATTTTGCTGCTTTTGCTGGAATAACATTGGAGTTAACTGGACCCAAATCTACAATACCATAGGTATATCCTTTTCCACCAGATGAAACAACAGCATTTGTTATTTTTCCACCAACAATATCCAATATAACTTTGGCACCACTTCCATCACCCAATAT